TTGCCCTTGCAGTGTTGCCCCGGTGCCCGACACTATCAATACGTTTGCAACGCCAGTGCTGCTCAAGTTAATCGTTGAGTCTTGAACAATGGATATGTTTGAGTTACCATTTTGAATACCTGTTGCCCCACCAATATTGTAAAGCTCCGTGAAATTTTCGTTGCAGATTTCAAAAGATGATCGCAGTGGAGTACCTGTGCCATCGTTGGCAGTATTTCCAATGTTGATTAATTGCTGGGTCATAGATAAACGTCCTGTTGGAGTATTTACCAAAATCAAGTGTTGCTTGTGCATACCTGACCCTGCTAAATACAAACAATCGGAGCGATCAATGAGCTATATTATCAATAACAGTCGGGGTCAAATTGTTGCAGTCATACCTGATGGTACTGTAAACGTTTCTGCTACAGATCTGTCCCTGGTGGGCAGAGCGGTTCTAGAATATGGTGTTTATGAAAATGAAAACTATGTTTACTTGCTGGAAAATTTTGCCAAATCTACTGCACCAACGCAGCCTATCTTAGGTCAACTATGGTACAATTCTGCCACTGATACACTCAACGCCTACAATACAAGCAATACTTTTACCGCATTGGCCAGTCAAGATTATGTGCAATTACAAAAAATCAGCCCTGTATTTACGGGCGTGCCAGTTGCCCCAACTGCTGCCGCAGGAACAGCAACTACTCAGTTAGCAACCACTGCTTTTGTAACCAGCAGTCCGTCATTTACGGGCGTGCCAGTTGCCCCAACTGCTGCCGCAGGAACAGCAACTACTCAGTTAGCAACCACTGCTTTTGTCACAACTAGCCCAGCATTAGCTGGTGTTCCAACAGCACCAACTGCTGCCGCAGGCACAGCTACCACTCAATTGGCCACAACTGCGTTTGTTACAAATAGTCCTGTGTTGGCTGGCACACCAACTGCGCCAACTGTTGCAGCAACAGTCAATAATGATCAACTAGCGACCACTGCTTTTGTACAAAACAATAAAGTTAGTCCTGAGTTTGCAGGTATTCCCACTGCACCAACTGCTGCTAGCGACAACAATTCTACTCAGCTTGCTACTACTGCTTTTGTACAAAACAACAAAGTTAGTCCTGCATTTACTGGAACTCCTACTGCGCCCACTGCCGGTGCTGGCAACAATTCTACTCAATTAGCTACTACTGCGTTTGTTGTAGCTTCAGTTAGTGCAGGCGGATTATTAGGGTCAATGGCACAACAAGATGCAAACCTGGTGACCATTACTGGCGGCAGTATTACTGGAATCGCACCAATAGCAGTTGCAGAAGGAGGTACTGGTGGCAATACCCAGGCGTCAGCAAGAACTGGACTGGGGTTAGGATCAATTGCTATTCAAAATGCCAATAATGTAACCATTGCTGGTGGTGAGATCACAAACATTATCGACCTTGCTGTGGTGGACGGCGGTACCGGTTCTAGTACAGCAAGTGGCGCAAGAACCAATCTAGGCCTGGGCACTATAGCAACTCAAAGTGCAGCAAACATAGCAATCACTGGAGGTTCGATCCAGCTGACCACAGCACTTCCCATCAGTTCCGGCGGCACAGGCGCACTAAATGTCAACGATGCTAGAACCAATCTAGGACTAGGGTCTTTTTCTACGCAAAGTACCAACGCAGTTTCCATCACTGGTGGGACTATTACAGGTATAACACCTTTAGAAATTGCATCCGGGGGTACTGCAGCCAACACCGCAAGCGGAGCTAGGACCAATCTAGGACTAGGTACTATTGCTGTGCAAGATGCATCCAGTGTAAACATCGCTGGCGGACAGTTGTACGGTGTGCTAATCAATGCTGCTACTATACAGGCCAACGTTTTGGTCACTGCTAGCGCTACAATTAGCGGTGGAACAATCACAAACATTACTGATCTAGGTGTCGCAGATGGCGGAACAGGTGCAAGTAACGCTACAAGTGCCCGGATCAATTTAGGTGCTGCTGCTGCTGCAACACAGATAATTGCGGGCACAGGACTATCGGGCGGTGGGACACTAGCTGGCGATGTTACATTGTCTATTGGGTCAACGTCAAATGGCTATGGTACACGTTATGTCAGCTCCAATGTACCAACTGGTGGACAAAACGGTGATATCTGGTATCAAGTAGCCAACGTTATTATTCCTTAATATATGCCATCTAAGTCAAGAACTATCGGTTACAGCGGCAGTGCGTTAGAGCTAACGCTGTATCCACTAACCAACGATGCACAAGTCGTTGCATACCTCTGGGGTGGTGGTGGAGGTGGTGGTGGTGGTGATGGTGGTCGGATCGGAGGCAATGGCACAGGTGGAGGATTCAGCGTTGCTACTCTTTTAGGAAATACTGGAGATCAGTTACGATTATTCATTGGTGGTGGTGGTGGTGGTGGTACAGGTAGCAGTAGCAGCGCAGCAAGTGGCACCGGTGGAGCTAGCTACATTGGTCGAGAAGTATTTAATACCAGGAATCTGGTGGGGCAATTTGGTCTAGTAGCCAGAACACTCAGTTATGCATGGAGCTCATTTATGAATGCTTATGCTGTGTGGCTTCCGTATGATGCCGGCAGTGTTGATTTTACTACTAGTATAACTGTGCCATTCACTGGCAACTACGAATTGCAAGGACAATGTGACAATGCTGCCACATTTTACATCGATGGTAGTGCAGTATTAAGCACATCAGGATTTAGTGGCGCACCCGATACCACAGTAGTGGCACTTTCGGCAGGTTCTCACATATTGAGAATAGTTGGTACAAACTATGGTGGGCCGTCTGGCGTTGCACTAACCATAGGCAACGGAGATAGTTTTAGTGGTGCGTCTGGCGGCCGTGCCGGGCCCGGCGGCAGTTCAGGTGGCGGCGGTGGTGGCGGAGGCGCAACGGTACTCTTAATGAATGGATCAATGGCCGGAGTTGCCGGTGGTGGCGGCGGAGGCCCCGGTGCCGGCATTAGCGGTATCGCAGCGGCAAATGCACCTAGCAGTGGCCAAACCAGTTCAGGATACAATGGACAAAATGGTCAAGACCACCCCGGTGATGGTGGTGGTGGTGGTGGTGGAGGTGGAGGCTGGAACGGAGTAGGAGTCGGTGGTGGTGGTGGTGGCAACGGAGGTGTGTGTGGCAACGGCGATACTGCCGGTGCGCCCGGTGCCAATGGATTAAGTTACAGCAATCTCGGTAATGGCCAAAATCCAAATGGTAGATTACCTGGTGGCACTGGTGCCGCTTCTAATAATAATTACAAATCCAATACTGCCCTGGGCGGCTTTGGCGGCTACCAGGGCGGCCAAAATGCCAATGGCCAAGCAGGCAACAACGGATATGCAGTAATCTATTTGAGTGTGCCGGGTGTATTTGTACACAATGCAACCGGAGGTTGGGTTGCTACTGAAGAGATTTATATCAAAGTCAATAACGTTTGGGAAACAGTAAACGCAATCTACATCAAGCAAGACGGAAACTGGATAGAAGCAGCCGGTGATGGAACTACTAATTTTCAATCAATAAGTGGTTTTTTTGGAACAGTGGCAAGACCGTATCAAGGTGCTACGCCTAGCGGTGGCTATTCGGGTGATGGTTGGTCAGGGTCTGATTCGCCTAGTTTTGGCGGTGCAACAGATAGACCAGGCGGTAGCTTCGGCGAAGGTTAATACTAAATGTCTAAACGCTGAAACTACTTCCACATCCGCAAGTGCTGGCTGCTTGCGGATTGTTGATCACAAAACTGGCACCCATGGTATCTTCTTTAAAGTCAATATCTGCGCCTTGCAGATACTGCATGCTCATGGCATCCACTAGAATTTTAACATCTTGGGCCACAAAGTCAAAGTCGTCTTCGGCTTGTACTTCGTCAAAAGTAAAGCCATAACTAAATCCTGAACATCCGCCTCCTTGTACAAACACTCGTAGCTTGAGATTGGGATTGTTTTCTTCTGTAAACAATTCTTGAAGTTTGGTCACAGCACCAGGTAAAATATTCATTATAGTCTTTCGTTACAAACATCCCAGTTGATAATCTTCCAGACATTATCAAGGTACGCTTCTTTGTCCCACTGGTAATCAGTAGCCCACACATGTTCCCACCAGTCTACCAACACACAGATATCAGTACGAACTGCATGATTGGCAATTGTTTTGATATCTCCACCTGTGCTCAGGTATACCCAGCCCGAACCTTGGATCTTCATTGCTGCTTCTTTAAAAGCTTCTTTGAAGTCTTCGTAGGTTTTGAAGTGTTCTTCTATCAGCGCAAGTACAGCACCTCTTGGACGGTTTGCGCCCTTGGGAGCCCGAAGCTGAGGGAAAAACTTATTGTGTAAAAAACTGCCAGCACGATTAAAATCCGCATTGCCTTCTCCTGCATTATATCTTTTGGCATAGCCCTTGGCTAAATGTCCGTAGTGATAGTTGATACTGTCTGCACTCAATACAGGTGCCAGATCTTTTTCACCGTAAGGTAATGGGGTTGTTTCCAGCTTGGC